CTGGTATCCACATATTACGGCGGCAATGAAGCGAATTCGGTATTACTGCGCCATTGGATCAGGCCATGTTCATTGCTCAGGCGGGACATGAAAGCGCTGGTTTTACAAGGCTGGTGGAGAGCTTCAACTACAGTATCGCCGGACTGACCGGATTCATCCGCGCCGGGAGAATCACTCCAGATCAGGCCAGTACTCTTGGACGAAAAGCCTGTGAGAAGGCGCTTCCGCTCGAGCGACAGCGTGCAATAGCTAATCTGGTATACAGCAAGCGAATGGGTAACAACGGACCTGGCGACGGCTGGAACTACCGCGGGCGTGGACTTATCCAGATCACAGGTCTGAACAACTACCGTGATTGCGGTAACGGGATCAAAACTGAGCTCGTTGCCCATCCGGATCTACTGGCACAGGATACGTATGCTGCCCGTAGTGCAGCGTGGTTCTTTGCGACTAAAGGGTGTCTGAAATATTCCGGCGACATGATACGCGTTACGCAGATCATCAACGGAGGGCAGAACGGCATCGGTGACAGGCGAGAGCGCTATGAAAAAGCGAAATCGGTGCTGGTATGAATCTGTTACCTGTGTTGCTTAAAAATTTCTGGAAGCCATTAGCAGAAATACTGCTGGTGGCTTTTTTGTTATGTGCGGCAGCGTACTGGTGTTATTCACGTGGTTACCAGGAAGCGGATATATCCTGGAAATTGCAGTGGGCCCAACGTGACCTTACTGATGCGACCACCGCATTGCAGCGTGAAGTAACCGAAAGAGCGAAAGAACAGCGTCGCCAGCACGCCGCAGATGAAGAACGGAAAAGAGCCGATGAAGAACTGGCAAAAATACAGGCCGATGCTGATGCTGCTGAGCGTGCTCGCGGTGGGCTGCAACAGCAGCTCGCAGCAGTACAACGGCAGCTCGCAGGAAGTGAAACCGGCAGGCTTTCCGCTCTTGCCGCAGCAAGCCAGGCAAAAGCCGAGACCGGAATACTGCTCGCCAAGTTGCTTGGCGAAGCTGACGATCTGGCGGGAAAGTTCGCAAAAGAGGCTGATGAGCGTTATGTCGCCGGAAGCACATGCGAACGTACCTGGGACAAAGTGACCGGGCAGAACTGAAACCTGATAAAAAGGAAAATTAATGAAGGCAAAATTATTCGTACTGGCCCTGGTATGTGTGTCCCTCGCCGGGTGTACAACGCTTTATTATCGGTAATGACTATGCGCCGTATATTAGCCACTGCCGCCGCACTCTGTCTTGGCGGCTGTATTACTGTGTATGGTCCGGTTAAAACGGGCGGGCAGCAACAGCAGGACAGCCAGACCGGGCAGCAGCCGGGGATGAGCGAACAGATATCAACCTCATTCATCGGTAACCGTAAACCGGATGAGTTGCTGAATGCCGTGGCGCTGTATTTCAGGGAGAAAGCCATCACAGCCAGTGTTAACGACCATACCACAGGAATTATCGCCGGTACCGGGGATGATCCGGAACTGAGTTCGTTGTATCTGGACTGTTCACTGTTACCGCAGACACAAAATATCCAGGAGCATTACCGTATCGTCGCGCAGGTCTGGAGTGCCGGTGAAGGCAGTAATGTTTCGGTAATGGTGACAGGCACAGCCGGACTGGATACTGCCGACGGTAACGACAAGGTGAAACCGGTGGAGTGTAAAAGTACCGGGATATTTGAGAAGGATTTGCTGGAGCGGTTACGTAAGTAAGCATTACAGCAGGCATTCCCTGAGTGTCTGCGATAATGACAAACAGGCAGGTGAACAGATATGGCAAAACCGGACTGGGGAGTACTGCAACACCAGTTCCTCGCCGAGCATGCTAAATCCGGTATTTCCCCCAAAGACTGGTGTGAAGCGCAGGGACTGAATTACGCTACTGCCCGCCGTTACATCAAGAAACCGACTGCGCAAAGTGCGCAAAAAAATGCGCAGATTGAACAGGCCCCTACAACTGCGCAGCATGAGCAATACTCAACTGATGCGCAGACCGATACGCAGGAAATTGCGCAACCCTTCAACCTGCGCAATTACGGCCTTAACGATATGCAGATCAGGTTTGTCGAAGAGTATCTTCTCGATCTGAACAGGACCGCTGCATACAAGCGGGCTGGCTACAAAGGTGAAGGCAACACGGCTTACGTCAACGCCTCGCGCCTGCTAAGGAATGCTAAGGTTAGCCAGGCAATCCGGGACGCACTGGATGAACGCTCGCGAAGAGTGAAAGTAACTCAGGATGAAGTATTAAAATGGTGGTGGGACATTGCGACGGCAGACGCTACGCAACTGACCGAGCATCACCGCGGCTGTTGCCGTTACTGCTGGGGGCTCGGTTTTAACTATCAGTGGCGCGATGCAGTCGAGTTTGAGGAAGCGGAAGAAAAGGTTAAGGGGAAGAAAGGAGCCAGGCTACCGAAGGATACGGGCGGCTACGGTTATAACGGCACACTGGACCCGAACCCGGATTGTCCCCGCTGCGATGGTGTGGGTATTAGCCGTCCTGTTTTCCACGATACGCGAGATTTGAAGGGCGCAGAACGCCGCCTTTTTGCCGGGATTAAAGAGGGGAAATTTGGCCTTGAAATGATCACCCGCAATCAGGATGAGGCCATGAAGATGATCGCACAGCACCTCGGCATGCTGAAAACCAAAACTGAGTTAAGCGGCCCGAATGGTGAGCCCATACAGCATAATCATACAGTAAGCGCGGAGGATCTGACTGATGAGCAGCTCGCCGCAATTATCGCTGGTAAGTAAGCAAGAAGCGGCAGCAGAATTACTCAAGCGACGTAATGCGCGGGCCAGCCTTCACGACTTTATTCAGTACATCAACCCCGAATATATAACCAGTGAGTTCTCGCAGACGGTTTGCAACGCTCTGGATCAGTTTCTGCTGGATATGATGAACGGGTTACGCCCGATACTGATTCTCGGTGCGCCGCCGCAGCATGGTAAATCGGATATTGTCTCGCGCTACCTGCCAGCGTATTTTTTCGGAAAATATTCTGAAATGCGTGTAGGTGCGCTGTCGTACTCTGCTGACCTTGCCGGGGACATGAACGCCGACGTTCAGCGTATTATGTCCTCGCCTGAATACCGAAACATCTTCCCGGGCGCATGGCTGGGTAATAAGCCTGCTGATGGTGTGGCAGTAAAGCGCAATACTGATGAATTCGGCATAGCCAACCATAAGGGGACATATGTTTGCGCGGGCGTGGGCGGTCCGTTGACGGGTAAGAAAATCGATCTCGGTATCATCGATGATCCGATAAAAAACGCCAAAGAAGCACTCAGCCCGACGACTAAGAAATCTATCTGGAACTGGTACGTTTCCACGTTTAAAACCCGCCTGTCGAAAAACAGCGGCGAAATCATCATGGCGACCCGCTGGGCAACGGATGATTTGTCTGGTCGCGTTATCGCCAATAGTTCAAAAGCTAAAGTGTTAGCGTTCCCTGCGATTAACGAACGGGGCGAAGCGCTGGTACCGGAGCTGCACCCGCTCGATAAGCTACTGGAGACCAAAGCTATCCTGGGTGATTACTTCTGGTCTGCGATGTATCAGCAGTCACCAAAACAGGCTGGTGGTTCCATCTTCAAAGACGAATGGATCAAGTACTACCTACCGAAAGACTTGCCGACCAACTTCGACATAGTCATCCACAGCTGGGATATGACGTTTAAAGACAGTGAAGGCACCGACTATGTTGTCGGTCAGGTATGGGGCAAAAAGGGCGCCAATTCTTATCTGCTTCATCAGGTACGCGCCCGCATGAGTTTCACTGCAACACTCAAAGCCGTTAAGCGCATGGCCGACGAATTCCCCAAAGGTTTACGTAAACTGGTGGAGGATAAAGCCAACGGTCCTGCCGTGATCGACTCCCTGAAAAACACGGTGGCCGGTCTGGTAGCAGTCGAACCAGATGGCAGCAAAGTAGCTCGGGCGCATGCGATTACCGCGGTATGGGAAGCGGGTAACGTTTTTCTCCCCCATAAAGACATTGCCCCGTGGATTACGGACTTCGTTGAAGAAATTACCACTTTTCCCGTTGGCGCTAACGATGATCAGGTCGACGGCATGACTCAGGCACTACGCGATTTATACCAACGTAAAACACTCAGCCCACTGGACATCATGTAATGATGAAAAAAAATATCGTTGGTCGTCTGAATGATGGCCTGGTTAGCTTAATGACTTCGCTCGGCGAGAAGATCGGCGCGGTGAGGTATAGCAGCAGTAAACCGGATGTGCCGGATAAAGAGCTGCTCGCGATGTATAAAAAATCGTGGGTGGTGAAGAAATACATCAACAAAACATCCGATGACATGCTGAAGCTGCCCCGGAAGTTTTCTGGCGATGTTGACAGTTCGATAACGCAACGCATCACCGATGCAGAAAAAGAGTTGAAATTAAATGATGTTTTTCACAACGCACTGGGCTGGGCATCCCTGCTGGGGGACTCGCTGATTGTGGCTATTACTGATTGCCCTGATGAGCAGATCGCACAGCCACTCATTTTGCAAAATGAAAGCATCATTAAATTCCTTGTGTTCAGGAAAGGGGAATACACACCGGACAGCAAAGTCATCACCGATATTCGTTCAGAGCATTTTGGTGAGCCGCTGACCTATCGACTGGATGTAGGGACTAAGCAGCTCAAATTTCACCATTCCCGATGCTGCCGGACAAAGCTGGGAAATCATAGCATTAAGGATCTGGCGAAGTTTGGCACGTCAGACCTTCAGGCACCTTACGAGCACATCAAAACCTTCGACACGGCCATCCTGAGCACCGGCGACACTATTCAGGAGGCAAACGTCGATGTGCTGTTTATTCCTGGCATGAATAACCAAATCGCATCGGGTCAGGAAGGGCAGGTGCGCGAATACGCCAGGGTGATGAAGGACACCAAATCTTCAACCGGGATGTTATTGATTGATGCTGGTGATACTCAGGCGCAGGGGCGCTATGAGCAGAAAAACGCACAATTTACCGGGCTGTCGGATGTGATTAGCAAAATGGCGATTGTACTGGCCGGGGCGCTGGACAGACCGATAACGGTTCTGTTTGGTGAGTCGGCCAGCGGGTTCAGTAGTGGCGAGGAAGACAATAAATCTTATTACGAGACGATTAACGGCCTCCAGGAGTCGCGGCTTCGGCCCATGCAGGATTTCGCCGACCAGTTCACGCTGGACAAGCTCGCCATAACGGAAAGTCTTACCTACGAATACCCGACAATCGACAGCATTAACGAGGCTGACGAAGCTAACCGTTTTAGCCAGTATGCGACGGGATTCAATACGCTGGTTTCGTCCTCAATTCTGACGGAAGAGGTCGCCATCAGGGAGATGGTAAACCGTGGCGTACTGAAGACCGTTACTGAAGCTGAAATAAAAGCGATCGTCAGCGCCGGAGCCAATACCGGTTCGTGGGGGAGCTATGGAGTTAAAACTGCTTCTTGAGCGTAAGCAGGGACGTTTGAAATCGCGTCGTCGGCGAATGCGTCCACCGACCGCCAGTAAGCGAGCAGAGGTATGGTACCGGGACAGGCTGACGGATTTTATCGACAGCATGGTCCAGGCGTTTGTTGACGAGCTGGGCAAGCCTGCGCTCACCGACGCTACTGATAGCACACCTCTCTCGATTACGACGCGTCTTGCCGCTGTCATGCAGCGTCTGGCGAGCATTTCAATTCAGGAGGTCGCAGCCCGGCTCTCTGCCGGGTTCGTTGCGCGGGCAAACCTGCAAAACAAAGAACAGACGCAGCGCACTTTCTCCCAGACTTTTGGGATCGACCTGACCGGGATGCTCGGCGATGGCGCGATAAAACCAGAAATGGAAAAGGCGGTGAATGACAACGTTGACCTTATTACCTCCATCCATACCGACTTTATCCACGATATCGGCGCGGCGGTTTTCGAGAACATGAAAGATGGTGGCCGACATGAAAACCTCATTGACCTGATCAAGGCGCGTGGGGAAGTCACCCGCAACCGTGCAAAGTTCATCGCTCGTGACCAGACCTCAAAACTCAACGCAGACCTGACTGAAGCACGTAATGTAGCGCTCGGTCTTGACCTGTATGAGTGGGGCGGCACTGGCGACGAACGTGAGCGGGACAGCCATTTCGTTCTGAATGGCATGCTGTGCAAATACTCCGATCCGACCGTCTATTCAGACGACGGAGGAAAAGCCTGGAAGAAACGTTCCACCATCGGAGCATTTATTGGTAAGCCAGGCGAAGACTATCAATGCCGGTGCCTGGCTCTCCCTTACGTCTCATGGGATTAATCAATGAAGTGGAAACGAACACCGCAGGGGTATGTGATTACTACTGCGACGATCACCCGCGCCGGGCCGATTGAATATTACGGTCACGAGCTGGGACTCACTGGCAGCGATGCCAACAAAAAAATCACTGTTGTCCGCACTCTCGACGAATTATCAAAACCTGAAACACTCGCTTCATTCAATGGCCTCCCGTTCACCATAACGCACCCCGACGACGGGGAAGTCACCGCCACTGACCACAAAGACAAAGCATCCGGGCATATCGCCAATACCCGTATCGAGGGCGACGAGGTGGTGTGCGACGTTTATCTGACGGATGCCGTTGCAATTAAGACACTGGAAGAAACGGGGATACGTGAAGTATCCGTTGGATATGAGCCTGCTGAACTCGAGGAAAGGGGCGGTAAGTATTACCACATCAACATTCGCGGCAATCATGTTGCGGGCGTGGCAGAGGGGCGCTACGGGCCTCAGTGTAAGTTAAACGACAAAAAAGGTAAGCCGATGTTCAAAACATTAACTGATGCCCTGAGTTTCCTGAAGGGCAAAAAACTGAAGGATGCAGAAGGCGTTGCGCTGACTGCTGACGAACTGGTCGGCATGATCGCCGCACTGGAAAAGGCGCTGGAAGAACTCCAGGGGCAAGGGACTGAAGAGGCCATGGCTAAAGCACAGGAAGTACTGACGCAGCTCGCAGATCTGAAAAAACAACTGGAAGGCGCGACAGGTGCGCCTGCGCCGAACGATGATGATCCCGGCGCAGGTGGCGGCGATGACAAGGACGCGAAAATCACCGCCCTGGAAACAGAAAACGCGGATCTGAAAGAGAAGGTAAAAGCGCTGGAAGACGAGCTGGAGCAACTGAAATCCGGTAATGAAACCAGCACCACACTGGCAGACGCGAAAGCCCGTTTCCCTAAAGTCAGCTTCAATGATGCCAAATCGGCGCGTGACGTGCGCGCCGCCGTACTGGTGAGCACTAAAGCATTTAACGATGCTGAGGTCAAAGCAATGACTGACAGCGAAGTCCGTGCGGCTTATGCAGCCATTCAGGCCACCTCGAAGCCACGCAGTGAAATCGGTGCTCATCTGTTTAACGACTCCGCGAACAAAAGCACTAAAACCGCAACTCAACGCCTTGGGGGTAAATAACTATGACTTTCGGATTCACTGACTGGGATGGTGCCGACGGCACTATTAAACCAGGTTCAATCAAACGCGCCTCCAGCTCTAACGATAAAGTCTGGGGGGAAGAGAACCTGACCGAAACGAAGTTGCCCTACGGCACGTTTGTAGCTGTCAACCCGGACGGCGGCGTGATGCCTCTCGCAGCTGGCAAACGCATTCATGGGATTGTGGTGCGTGATATCTACGGTGATGGTGCACCGCACAACAAGCAGGTCAACGTCGGGCATTTTTCCCACGGCGATTGTGTTGGCGCGCTGACAGTCGATGACGCTGATTTTACTCGCGGCGCGGCGGCATACATCGTGGCGACGGGTGCCGATGCCGGAAAGGTGACGACAGAAGCAGCCGGCAATATTGATTTAGGCTACTGGGTGGAAGATGTGAGCGCGGGTAATAACTGCGTGGCTATCACCCTGGGCTACGTACAGCAGGCAGTTCAGCAGACGGAAGGAGCATAACCAATGCCTATGGAATCAGCAGATTTCGAAGAAGTGCTGCAGGAAGCGCTAACTGAGCGTGATATGCAGTTGCAGGAAAAAGAACTGCCAGAGATCAACATCGGTGAAGCCCTCCCGGTTAAAGAAGGCCTCGATTTCTCTCGGGACTATGTGGATTTCGGTGTATCCGAAGTGGTCGGTTCGGTTAAAGACGGCATCATCGGCAACAAAACCAACAGCCTGAAAACCATTGATAGTGATATCGAATGGCTGAAAGCACCTGTTGGCCAGTGGGCTAAAGCCGCTACCTGGACTCAACAGGAACTGGAGAAAATCGCACGTCTGAACATCAACCTGCAGACCAAAAAGCAGGATGATCTGTATGCCAACGCCCTTGCAACCATCCAGTATGCGGGTTATGTCGGCCATCGCGGCGTTAAAGGTCAGGAAGGATTGCTGACAGGGACGATGGTTCAACTTATCACCGACACGTCAGGCAAAACCATTGCCGAAATGACCTCTGATGGGTTCGTGAAACTGGTGCTGGATGCTTACAACGCGGCATGGCGCAAATCCAGTTACCGTATTCAGCCAACGCATATCGCCATGGACGCCAGCGACTTTATGCTCGCCATGCAGAAATTCGACCCGAATCCGATTGTTGTGGGTACTGACCTACTCCCGATTGCGGCGATGGATCGCATTATGGCGGCGCTGCGTAAGGCTTCTGGTAATGAGTCCTTCAACATTACTTTCGTGAAAGTCCCGAGCAATTACGCGGTAGGTATCAAATCGGGTAAAACCCGCCTGGCAATCTACACCTACGAAGCCGATTACGTCGAAATGGAAGTGCATATGCCGGAGCTGCTGGCGGCACGACAGCGTGATCTGCTGACCTATGAGTGTGGCTATCGTTCTGCCTTCGGTGGCGCGATGTGGAAACAGCCGCAGTCCGCGGTGTATGTGGATTACAAATCCTCTCCGGCAGAGTAATCACAGGGGGTAGCATGGAATTCACCGTTCGTTACCCCGAGTTCGCCAGTGTTGCCCCTGCACGCATAGAGGGGGCGCTACAGGATGCAGCTAACCAGATGAGCCGCAAGGTGTGGAACAAGCTCTACGAGCAAGGGCTTCATGCTTTAGCGGCGCATCTGCTGTATGCGGCTGGCGCACTCACTCCCTCTGGCAGGAGCAATGGTAAACCCATCCGGACAATTACAAGCCACTCAGTCGCCGGGGTCTCTTTGGGATATGCCGCGCCTGATGCCGGGTTTGGAGCAAATCACGATGGCTACGCATCCAGCTCGTACGGCCAGGAATATCTGAGGTTGCGTAAGCTGGTGGGTGTGCATGTGCTGGCAATACGGTAGTTAAAAAGGGGGGGCAATGACGCCGGAAGAAACGCTCAAAATCACCACTGAATACCTGAAGAACCTGGAGGTGATGAGGACGCATTTTGTTGCCGTAGGTTTGCCAGCGGGCAAGGTGGGAAATAAAACCCACGATGACGGAACATCGATTATCGGGATCGGGGCGGCACATGAATTCGGCGCTGAAATCGATCACCCTGGCGGCACTGGCTATATGGCAACGGCTGGTAAGGCTACTTTCTCGAAAAAAAGCTTTATGGGGCCGGTTAGCGGTTTTACGGCAGCCCACAAGATAAGCATTCCTGAACGTTCTTTTCTCCGCGCCCCCTTCACCCTTAAAAAGTCAGAAATCAACCGGGCCATTGAAAAGGCGGTCGAGTCGGTGGGCGCCGGCAGGCATGACGCAATTACTGCGTTAAACCTCATTGGCGTTGTTGCACGGAATATCAGTGTGAAGGCATTCGACACGGCAGGTTATGGCTCGTGGCCAGATATAACGGCAGCAACCAAAAAGGCCAAAGGTTCGTCTGCACCGTTAATTGATACCGGCACCCTCCGCGGTGCCATTACATGGGAGGTGCGTAAGTGAGCGACTTATCTGACCTTGATATGAGCGATGCGCTGATCGGTTGGGAACAGCCGGTTAAGCTCAAAACCCGAACAGAAACCACCGTCGATTTTGAACCGGTCGTGACCGTGAGCAGCCAGGACATTCTGGCGGTGGTGCAAAGCGCGAACAAAGAGAATCTGACACTGGATAGCCTGGACTGGTCGAAAGAATATCTGATGATTCATGCGCGGCTGAAAATTGAAACCGGTCAGTTCATCGAGAAGGGCGGGAAGGACTACAAAGTCGTATCTCCGGCTGATTACATGGATTATGGCTTCTGTGTCGCCATTGCTGAAGAAACCGGTCTCCCGCTACTGGTGCCAACGTCATGACACAACCCCACCTGAAGGCGGTTGCGCGCTTCATACGTGACCTTCTGGACTACGACGAGCAGTTGATCAGGTTCGACCGCCGGAATGTGCAGGCGCCTGATTTTTCTACCAGTTATATCGTTGTCAACGGCTCGCTACCGCAGTCCGTACTGGCGCGGGGCCAGCGCTTTAATGGTGATGATGAGGTGATGACCTGTAGCGCGTCAGTGAGTCACGCGATAGTTCTGGAGTTTTACGGGGACGAGGCATACAGCAACGCTGAAAAATTCCTGATGTTGAGCGAGAGTCAGGCCGCGAACGAGCTGCGACGCCAGCACGCAATAACCATTATGGCGGTATCTAACATCATCGATGTGGGGCAACTCCTGGGACAGTCCCACAGTAACCGTGTTCACCTGAGTTTTAATGTTCAGTACGCCCCGGCACGCGAAGTTCAAACGCTGCGTATTGACACGCCGCAATTTCAATTTTTAGAGGACAAGTAAATGTCGGCATCAATTAATAACGTCATCAATGTGACGCTTCTCGAAGAGGGGCGGGCGGCGGCGCGCGATAACATCAATGTCTGCGCAATTCTGACCAGCCAGACGGGGGTGTTGAGTGCTGCTGAACGCTGGCGTTCATACAAAAGTGCACCTGCTGTCGAACAGGACTGGGGGGCTTCTTCGGTAACAGCAGCTTTTGCGAATGTGTTTTTCGGGACCAGTCCTAACCCGGTATCCGCAGGCGGCACGCTGATCGTCGGTTACTGGAATGCAGCCGGGGAAACGCTTCCAGCGACAAGCGGTGCACTGCGTGGCGGTGAGATTTCTCAGGCGGTCGTACTGCCAGCGTTACGTGAGAAGTCCGACTGGTCATTCAGTATTGAGATTGACGGCACGAAGCACGATGTGACCGCAATTAATGGCATGACGGCGGCGACACTGGCAGATGTCATCGCCCAAATTCAGACGAAAATCACATCAGCGGTCGCATCGGTTGTTTTTGATGGCAGCCGTATTGTTGTCACCAGCAAATCCACAGGGGCTAACTCTGTGGTTGGTTTTTCGAAAGCGATAGCCGGTGGTTCTTTTATTGGTGATCTGCTGGCGATAGCTGAGGGTTCTGGCGCATCACAGACTAACGGAAGCGCATCAGTGAAGATTTCACCAGAAACGCAACTGGAGTCTCTCAGCAAACTTAAAGCACAGGTCAACGTAAAAGGCGTGGCCTTCATCGACAAGATTCTCGATGCGCAGGTGCCATTAATCGCTTCATGGGCGAAAGCGAATGCTGTGATCGTCTATGAGACATTTACCGGTTCGGCAGCGCTGGAAGTTGATCCGGCTAACCCTGCATGGGCGGTGACGCTGGCCAGCCAGAGTAATTTCCGCATGCTCTACAGCAAAGCAGGCAACAGAAAATTTGGCGTCAGCTACATGGCCCGCACTCACACCGTAAATTTCAACGGAGAGCGTACCGCCATCACTCTCCACCTCAAAACGATGAACGTGCCGGCTGAAAGTTATGAGCAGACGGAAATCGACAAAGCGAAGCGTGTCGGCCTGGACATTTACACCACGATTAAAGATGTACCCTGCGTACTCTCCAGCGGTGCCAATGATTTCGTGGATAACGTCTATAACCTGATGGCCTACGTTGACGCGGTTCAGACAGATTCCTTTAACCTCCTGAAAACCACGCCGACCAAAGTGCCGCAAACCTACTACGGTGTTGACCAGCTTGAAGACTGTGTGGAAAAAACCACGGTCGGATTCGTGCGAGCGGGAGTTTTTAACCCTGGTACGTGGACGCTTCCGGATTTCTTTGGCGATCGGGATATGTTCCTGCGCAACATCGAGCAAAACGGCTATTACGTGCTGGCAGGCGACCTGAAAGACCAGTCGACTGCAGATCGGCAGGAGCGCAAGTCTCCGGTTGTTCAGGTAGCGGTGAAAAATGCCGGGGCGGTTCACAGTGCCGATATCATTATCAATTTCAATAAATAAGGAACGGTAAATGTCTCAGATTGTTATCAGCGCAGATACCGCGACCATTGTCCTGAATGGACGAATTATCACCGATATCGCCGCGGGCGATTACGTTACGCTCACGCCGTCAAACGCCCTGACCAGCCGGGCAAATAGCGCGCAAAATGGTGTGACCATCTCTAAACGCGTCGATTCGGGCGTTCATGTGATGGTGATGCGCGTCCAGAAGTTCTCGAACGATGATATCTGGCTGAACCAGCAGCGCAATGCGGCAATTCCTGTTGTGTTCAACGGTTCAATTAAGGAGTCGTTCGTGCGTGACGGCGCGGCCCTGAAAGAAACCTACGATCTGCAGGTCGGCTCAGTCACCACGCAGCCGACCCAGACCAAAAACAACCAGGACGTTAATGCACTCATGGAATACACCATCGAGTTCCGTAATGTCGTGCGCAACGTATAAGGCAACCTCATGGTTAATGACAAAGAACTGAAAGAAAAACAGCAGAAGGCTCTGGCGATGATCAAGGCTGTCTATGATGACGGCTTTGCCGAGATCAACGGCAATCGCTACGACTTTGCACCGATGACGCATAAAAAGCGGCGTAAAGTTTTCGCCTTCTTTACGGGCGTTGCCAGCGATCTATCTCGCCAGTCGCTTGAGTTCCTGGACTCTGAGCGGTTCGAAGATATCGAGCGTGTGATGTTTGATTATGTGCTTTATGACGGCGTACAGCTGTCCAAGCAACCGGAGCACTTCGAATCGTTCCCCGGCGATTACGTCATGCTGGTTACGACCGCATTACAGGTGATCAGCCTGCCTTTTATGGGCGGGAGCAATATGAACTCACGTTCAGAAGCTCCAGACGTTCAGAAATTTACGTTAAATCCTCGAACATAAGCGATGACATGAGCATGTATCTGGCGCTCTCAAAGGCCGGATACGGCCCTTATCACGAGCTGGTTAAGCTGGATACTCCTGAGCTTTTCGACATGCTCGAATTTGAAAATATCAGCGCTGATATCCAGCACTATGAAATGGAGAAGGCCCGACATGGCGATAGTTAACGAGCTGATTACCAAATTTGGATTTATCGGTAATCTGGCGCCGCAGGAAACCTTCAACGCGAATCTGAAAGCGTCCATTGCTCTGCTTGCCGGGCTTGGGACCGCGATTCAGGGATCGGCTGGTGCAATGGCAGCATGGTTTACCACTGTTATTAACGGCGTTGACCCACTGGCGCAACTCAACCGGGAAACTGGTGTTGCCGTGGAGAGCATACAAAAGCTGGGGTACGCAGCATCTGTAAACGGTTCAAGCCCGGAGGCTATGACCAATTCAATACGTGAGATGACTAAGCGCATTGGTGAGTTCGTATCTACCGGACAAGGCGAGGCCGCTGACGTTGCCAGGCGGCTTGGCCTAAATTTCAAAGACGCCAGCGGTAAAATTAAGGATGCTACAGTCACCTTTGGAGATCTGTCAGATAAAATGCAGGGAATGAGCCAGGCGGAAAAATTCTCTATCCTGGATAAGATGGGTATCGATCGTTCGATGGTTCAAATGCTCTCACTTACCCGTGATGAGCTTAGTAAGACGATGAAGCAGTCGGAGGACTGGGGGCTTGTTACTACAGAACAGGCTAACGCTGCGGCCGGTTTCAATGACTCACTTACCGACCTTCGTTTTGGATACAGCGCGGTATCAACACAAGTGGCACTTAGCTTTTTACCTATGCTGAAAGATGTGGTCGATGGTATGCGTGAGTGGCTACACACTAATTCCGATCTTATTAAAAACGGGCTTCATTCACTGGGCGAAATAGTTTTTTCGTTGGCAGGAATGATTCGGCGTTTATTACCGATTATTGCGCTGGCGGTTGCTGGATTTACTATTTGGAAGATCGCGGCATTTGGGCTGGGTAATGCTTTAAAACTCGCATTTTCCCCTGTGTTACTGATAACAGCGCTAATTATAGGTGTTTTGCTGGTCATTGATGACCTGGTAGTGGCAATGCAGGGCGGCAAGAGCGTTATTGCTGATTTCTTCAAGGATAACTGGGGAATAGATATTGTTCCCGCACTGAAAGAAGCGAAAGCGGCACTGCTGGCTTTTATCAATTATGCCATAGATATTTTTAAGCCCCTGGCTAATGCAATAGTCTCCATGTTTAAGTTCGTATGGCATCTCATTACAGGCGCGTTTACGGGCGATTTTCAGGATGCGATGAATGACGCGCAGGGCGTGTTTGATTCTCTCATCGCATTTATTTCTGGCGCGTTTGGTGTTGTCGGTGATGCTGTTAAATATGTGTTCGGTGATGCTGGAACATTTATCGTAGATATATTCGAGCAAAGCATTGAAAACGTAAAAAACCTGTTTAACGCCCTTAGAAAGCTGGTAACAGGTGATTTTCAGGGGGCATGGGATGATGTTATTAAGACATTTACCGACAGCGTGGCGCTACTCAGAAAGCCATTTGATGAGTTTATGAAGTGGGTTCTCGGCCTGTTCGCTAATCTCGGTGAAACCATCAAAAATACTATCAGTAATGCCGCCTCAAACGCATGGAATGCAACGAAATCATTCTTTGGGTTTGGAGAGGATGAGCAACAACCTCAACAGGGAGGGACGGGCGGCGGTAACGGCGGCATCGGTCCTGGTGGTATTCCTTATGGCATAAATGCGGCGGTGGGTATCGCTGGAGGCGGGGCGGCATACAATAATTCGTATAGCTTCAGCCAGCAAAACTACATCACTGCACCTGATGCTACAGCAGCAGGTGAAGCCGTGGTTGATCGTAGTCAACAGCAGATGAGTGATGCCCGGCGAATGTATTCTGGGAATGGTCGATGATGAGAATTTTTGACGGCCTCATGCAGGCGCAATCCTCTGGCAAAGATACAGTTAAAAAGGTAGGGATCGGCGGGTTCGCTATGTTTGCCCGCGTGAGCGACTCGACTGATTACCCATCACAGGTTCCCGTAGACGTGCTGGAGGACGGTAGCAACGCGTCTGACGATATTATCAACGGACCACTCACGATAAGAATCAGTGGTGTTGTCGCTGATATTTATGCCGACGCGAAGCCCCATCCCATGTTTGCCCTGTTGCCGGATTACTCTAAGTATGGCGAGGTGCTGGAGTACATCCCTACAAAAACGCAGCAGCAGTTGCAGAAAATGAATGAGATTGCCGATCGAGCAGAACAGGCCGTTTTAAAGGCAAAACGCCTGGCTGATAAAGGGGCTGACCTTTTCGGACTGGTGGGTAATCCGTCTACTGGCGGAGCTAAGGGTATCCGCGAGCAGTTTCTCGATTTCATTGAGGCTGTTTACTATGGCAAGCAGCTTATTTCTGTAGAGGTGGATTACCGCACCCATGAAAATATGGCGTTAAGCGGCCTGACCATCAGCACCGACAATCAGACGATGGAAACGAAGTTTGAGGCCGTCTTTACAAAAATCAGCTTTACCCAACTGACCACCACACCCATTGAGCAATACTTCAAATCACCATCAGTCGCAGCAAAATCAAAAACGGCGGGCGTTGCTAACAAAGGCGCACAAACTCCGGCAGACAATTCCAGAAGTAGCAGCCAGTCAAAGTCTGTCTGGACGGCGCTGAATGGGGCGGTACGGGATATTTTCTGAGGGCAATATGGATCTGATAACCAATATAACTGATGAATCTATCCAGCGGCACGTCCTGATCTTTGACCGTGGCGAGGCTGTGGTTACCCTTCGCCACTTGCCTACCGTTGAAATGTGGAAAATGCGCGTGGAGTACAACGATGATTACATCGATGGCGTAAAGCTGTCGCTGGGAACGCTTCATTTTCGTCATAAGAACTGGCCTTTCGATATTACGTTACTTTGCACTGACAACTCCGGCATTGACCCGTATCGGGCTGATGACTTCGCCAGTGGTCGGATCGAAATGTACCTGGTCACACCGGAAGAAATGACTGAGATACGAGGGGGAGACGTACCGTAATGGAAACATTTTATCGTGACTATCGGTTGACGGTGGGGATCGGTAATCAGTCTGTGATTATTCAACCGCCGATAACCATTTCTTTCAAAGCGCTCGAGTCGGTCAACAAAAAGTCGCTGGGCAAGTTGAATGTGTCCATCAACGGGTTAAAGCCTTCTACACGCCTGCAACTGGTTAAGGCCGAAGATGATGATAAATACATCCCGGTAAGGCTGGAGGTCGGTTATGACGGCAAGTTACGACAGGTGTTTCAGGGCTCGGTAAAAAGCGGGGCAGTAAAGCGTGAAGGTGCGATCCACATAGTTAGCCTTGAGTGTGAGGACGGCGGTCACGACTATATCAATGCCTTCACATCGCGCACGGTACGCGGTAAAGATCAGGTCGTCGATTCCGTTTTACAGGACATGCCAAACACGAAAAAAGGCGCAGTCACGAAGCAGCAAGTGCTTATCCGGCCAAAGGTATTGGTTGGGCGCTCCAGTAAAATCCTAACTGATATGCTTTCGCCGGACGAGAGTTTTTTCATTAAAGATGAGCGCGTTCATATCCTCAAGGAGAATGAAGTCACCTCGGGAAATATCCCGGTCGTTAACGCACGCAGTGGCCTGCTAAATACCCCGCAGGCTACGAAGATTAGCGCACAGGATGACGGTGGGAAGAAGGCTAAAACACCAACCAATGAGCCTGATACCGATCCGGCAGGCAAAAAAGATGCTGACTCAAGCACCTTAGCCAAATCATCGAAAGGGCAGATTGTATTCGATACCAAACTGAATCCTATGCTGGTAATCGGCGGTCTTTGTGCGATAGAGAGTGTAACGAACCCCGCGTTAAACGGAGTTTATAAAATCTACCAGATTGAAACCAGCGGGCAGAACAACGGGACAGCCTGGTATCAGAAGGTTGTCTGTCAGCCAGCGGGGAGTTACCGTGTTGTGAGGTAAGTTGTTTATTTTGATTATGCTCGGGCAGTATTATTCTCTGAGGAAATAATAAAATTGAGGATGGTATGAAAATAAGCGGAGTTGCCAGGATTTTTAATGATAAGAAAAAGCAGGAAGAGCTACAGCAGGCAACTAACGAACTGATTGTCGACAAATAATTACCACCACTTCCATTTTAAGGCACAAGGCCAGCTAACTTTATTACCAACAGATAATTAATACCAAACCCGCCGCCGAGCGGTTTTTTTTATGGAGACAATATGGCAGTGCTTATTTCCGGCGTACTGAAAGATGCTACGGGAACAGCAGTGCAGAACTGCACCATTCAGCTCAAAGCGAAGAAAACCAGCCCGACCGTTGTTGTGGGGGTGATTTCATCCACCCTCACTGACACTAACGGCCACTACAGTATTGAGGCTGAACCGGGTTATTACAGTGTGTCACTGCTGCGGGAAGGTTTTCTTCCCTCAGTGGCCGGAGATATTTACGTGGCCCCGACCGATGCGCCGGATACCCTGAATGCGTTTCTCGATGTGCCAAAGGATGCCGACCTGCGTCCGGAAGCCATTAAGCGTTTTGAACTCATGGTAACGGCGGCCGCACGCGATGCACTGGCAAGCGCCGCAGCCCGCGATGAGGCAGCGCAGGCCGCAGGGGATGCGCGGGAGCTTGTGGAAAACCCGGTTGTTATTGTGCCGACGGCAGCTGAATTACCGGACTCCCCTCGCGGACTTTATCTGGTGGAAGCCGATGAGAGGAAAGGTGGCGGCCCGCAGATTTATTATTATCCCGGAAGCGGTCGCCGTTTCTGGTTTGCCAGTGTGGAGGATACCGAAGTGGAGGGTACCGAATGAGTCGCTTTCCGACAGAAACCATTATTGCGCCGGCCAGTACGCTGAAAGATTTCAGCGGTCATACTGTTGCCGGTGCGGGTAAAGAGATAATGCCGGCAGATGCCGCTGCCCGTCTGTACCGGATACAGAACCTGAGTAAAACGGAGACACTCTGGTTCAATGATACGGGGTCCGTGGCTGCAGCAGGTGCACCGGGCAGCTATGCGCTGGCTCCGGGGGGCTATTACGAATTTTCATCAACGCACGCGGTGTCGGTGTATGCCACCACTGTGGTTGCGTTCAGTGCGGCGAGGTACTGATTATGCCGATGTTTGTTCCTCTCACGGCTTCACGGGAAACCGGGCGGGAAGAGATGCGGGACCTCAGCGCGTGGTTTTCGCAGGTCCGGCGTCAGCAGTCACTGAATATCAGGCCTGTTCCCGTGATGTCTGAACCGCCCGCAACAACGCTGACAAAGGCAGCCGGTATGGCGACTGCCACGATAACGGAGGCAGGGACCGGGTACGCTGTCGGCGATAATCTTACGCCTGCAGGTGGTAACTTTGCGGTACCGGGCCGAATTCGCGTGACGGGCGTTGACGGTGCGGGGGCCATCACGGGTGCCGCCGTCCAGCAGCCAGGCGTGTACTCGGATAAACCCACAAATCCGG